TCTCCTGGCACTTATCAGTCAGACATAACAACAACCAACTGTCTTCTAGTTCGTGACCTAAATATTACTCCACAGGAGAGTGATGTTGTAAGTCGTGATTTAGTCAGACCTTATTTTGGAGCGAATGAACAGCTTCAAGCAAACACCAGAGTTTCTTGTACTTTCTCTGTTGAAATGGCAGGGATTGGTGCAGGGCAAGACGCTGACAACCCTCCTAATTTTGGAGATTGCATTAAAGCTTGTGGATTTTCACAAGAGTCTGACAATAGCGTTGATACCTCTACGGACAATAGATTTATTTTTGTTCCCAATTCCACTGTCTCTACTTCAGTCAGCATTCTTTACAACATCGATGGTGTCAAACATGAGGTAAGTGGTGCAAAAGGAACTTTTTCTATTAATTGTTCTGTAGGGCAAATTCCTACTATCGATTTCACTTTTACGGGGGTTTATCGACCACCTGCTGATGCGAACGCATTGGTTCCTGCTTATAACAAACAAGCAGATCCAGTGTTGTTTGATAATAACAATACTACTGGCTTCAAGATCTTTGGAGAGACAGGTCTTTCAATGAGTAGCTTCTCGTTAGATATTGGTAATGAGGTTGTTTTCCGTGAGTTGGTTGGCGGCCCTGATGGTGGTGAAGTGTTGATCACTAATAGAAACATCACTGGTTCTGTAACAGTTGAGGCTGTGAACTTAACTAGTGGTGGTAGTCAGCAATGGGACCCATTTGCTGCTGCACTTGCAGATGGGACTTTGGGTGAGATTAGTTTCACTCATGGAACCACTGCTCTTAATAAGGTCACAGTTCAATCAGGTGAAATTACCAGTCAGACAACTAAGAATCGTGTTGATTTAGGATCGATTACTTACGGTGAAGAGGATGGCATCGCAATGTGGGAAATCCCTTTCACAATGATTCCTACTACAGCAGGAAATGACGAGTTTAGTCTCATTTTTGAGTAATTAGATCGTCACTTTGTAGTGTTGGGGGGTTTATACCCCCCTTTTTTTGGGCTATGGTGTTTGGGAATATCATTATTTTTTATGCCATTTATCAGGAAGACTACTAACTCTTATCCTTGGCCTGTTGAAGTTAAAAGACCATCTTCAGAGACACCAGGAGAGTATGAAACTTTTGAATTTACAGCTATTTTCAAAAGATTATCTAAATCTGAGTTAAATGATTTTCAAAATGCGACAGATGAATTAAAAGCTTTAAATAATATTCTTCTAGGTTGGAGAGATGTTACGGAAGAAGATGGAACTGAGATCCCCTTCAGCAAAACAAATGTAAAAGTTTTCTCTGAAGATATCGATTTTATCAATGGGATATTTGAATCATATCGTAAGTTTTATTCGAGAGGTACTGAGGGAAACTAAGAGAGGCCGCTATTTACTGGGCTTCTGGCGGCAAAGAAGTTATAGACATGACTCAAGACGATGCTAAAGCATTTGGTATTGAGATTCCTAAAAGTCCAGAAAAGAAAGATGAATTTGAGGTGTGGGAGTGTAATTGGGAGACTGTGTATATGTTTTTACAAATGCAGACGCAGTGGAATGCAGCGGTTGGAGGTTATATCGGCTTAAAATATGAGGTATTATTAATGGCTGGAGGTCTATTTGACCTCTACAATATAGAAAATCGTCTCGAAGTTTTACAGGGTTTACAAATTATGGAGGCGGTTGCATTAAAGGAGGTAAATAAAACAAATGGCTAACGCTTTAGATAGTTTAAAAATCGCTCTTAAGATAGAGGTAGAAAATCAACAGAAATTAACTGAGTTAAAGAAAGCTTTTCAAGATCTTGGAAAGGCAGGAGGGGCAGATGCAGCATTTGACAGATTGAAAAATGCTTTAAAAGGCGTAATGGATCTTCAGCCTAAAACGATTCAAGGGTTTAAAGATCAAATAAGCATTCTGGGCAGGATTTCTAGAAATTTAGATACAACAAGTAAGGAGTATTTAGAACTTACAGATGCAATAAAAAGGGCAAAACAGGAGATGAAAGCCCTTCAAAATCAAGCATCAGCAAAACCACCAGCCCCTCCAGCGCCAACTATGGGAGGAATGATTTCAGGTTTTATGGGAAGTAAAGGTTTAGGGATGAAAGGGGGTTTAATGGCGGGTGCTAAGCAAGCGCTTCCCATTGCAACTACAACTGCTTTAGCTACGGCGCTTCCTGGGCAAACAGGTTATGCAGCTATGGCAGGTGGTGCTGTTGGTGGCTTAGGTGGCGCTGTTGCAGGTGGTCTTATTGGACTAGGTGTTGCTGGTACTGTTGGAATGGTACAGGCTGCGGATGCTGCTGCGAAATATTCTTCTGAAATCAAAAGGCTTGAAATCGCTTTAAAGGGAGTAACTAAGACTGATAAAGAGTTTGCTAAAGCTCAAGCGATAGTTGCTGATGTTTCTAATGAGTTAAATGTTCCTATTGGAGATGCGACTAAGCAGTTCACAACATTATCAGCTTCTGTGATTGGAGCTGGAGGCGATGTTGATCAAGCAGAAGAAGTATTTAGAGGTGTTAGTGAGGCTATAAAAGCAACTGGTGGTGATGCAGAAGATGTGCAATCTGCGATGAGAGCCATGTCGCAAATCTTCGGTAAAGGTAAAGTCTCAGCCGAAGAATTACAAGGGCAGCTAGGGGAAAGATTGCCTGGTGCTGTTACTAAATTTGCAGAGGCAACTGGTAGAACATTACCTCAGTTACAAAAAGATTTAAGAGATGGAACAGTTGGGCTAAATGATGTAATGAAATTCGTTGCAAAACTGAGTAAGGATCATCGAGATGCGGCTTTAAAGATGGCAGGAGATAGTGCAGAAGCGGGTGCTAGATTAACAGTCGCAATGCAACGATTGCAGAAAAATATAGGTGATATTTTGCAACCTATTGGCGCTTGGTTTCAGGATGTTTTTGCAGAGATAGTGAAATGGATTAACAAAGCAATTGAAGCATTTAATAGATTTTTTGGTATTGGGACACAGAATGCAATTGACGCTTTAGAAAAACGAATAGCTCGAATACAATGGATGATTGATAAAGGGATGACAGGTGTAGATAAAGATAAATTCCAAGATCTAAAAAATCGATTAAAAGAGTTACGAGATTTACAGGAGGAGACTGGGAAAGGAAGCTTCCAACAGCCTGCTGAGGATCAAGATAAATTCAGCGTTGAGGGCGATAAGGCAAAAGCTGAAAAATTGATGAAAGAGTATGTAGATGGGTTGGGTGCTGTTCAAACGCATATAGCAAAAACATTTATTGGTACGTTCAGTAAGATGACAGATGCTTTAGTTAACTTTGTGAAGACTGGAAAATTAGAATTCAATAAGTTGGCTCGTTCAATTATTGCTGACATTATGGCGATGTTTATCAAAGCAAGGATTCTCGCTCCCATCATGCAATCCTTGGGGATTGGCGGCGGCGGCGGCGGTATTGGTGGATGGTTAAGTGGTTTGTTTGGAAGGAATAAGACGCAAGATATTTCTAGTATGACAACACAGCAACTTGTTGATAGAGACGCTACTCTTTATCCGAACAACACAGTCCCAGAAGGTTCGTTTAATATCACACCTGTAGATCCAACTTATGGAACTGGTATTCCAAGTGGTGCAAATTTACCAGAAGGTTCGTTTTCAATAACACCAGAACGTTCAAATATATATAGTGGTTTGAGGGGTATAAATAATGATGAATTGAATCCTTATGGCAATGCATTAGGAAATATTTACGGCGAAAACGGCATTGTTCCTTTCGCTAGAGGAGGCATAGTCAACAGACCTACACTCTTCCCATTTGCCAAGGGAGTTGGCCTAATGGGGGAGGCTGGGCCTGAAGCGATTGTCCCCCTCAAGCGTGGTAAAGATGGAAAACTTGGAATAGCTGGTGGCGGTGGCGGTAATATTACTAATAATATTGTTGTTAACGTTAAGACTGAACCTGGTTCGGGTTCTGGTAAAACTGATGTTAAAGCAGCTTCTTCACAGTTAAATATGTTTGGTAAAGCTATTTCAGTAGCAGTTCAACAAGAACTTGTGAAACAATCTAGACCTGGAGGACTTCTTACTAGAGGATGACAACACCAGCT